ATCATTACATTGTCCATGATAGCACCAATGAACAAGGAAACTCTCGGTCCACAAGCTGATTCCATACCGCTACGAAATGTTCGCAGCATTTTTCCATCATTTTGGTTCTGTTCATTGGTGCTATCATGGACAATGTGATGATCACACGCACACACGATAGGACATTTATATTTTCACACACATTGCAAGCACACGCACATGCACACTGTTTTTGGATTTTTATGTTTTTTATGTTTTTGTATTTTTTTGTTTTTTTATCCCACATACACTAATAATCTAAATAATTAAAAGCATCTGGAAAGCAATATGATATTATATATAACCAAAGCGCTACTACTATTAAGAAGGCGATTATAATATGTATATCAGCCATTAACCCAAATGACTGTGTCTTTACTCATCTTTGGTAGGCGACGCCGCCGCCGCATTGTCATTGGAGTAAGTGTCTGTCTCCTCACTTGCTGATGAACCATCATCATCTTCTTCTCCTTCAACGCTGCTTTCCTCCACATCGTCACTCTTGGCGTCAAGCTCCTGCTTCTGGTTTTCTTCATTATCAAACATTTCCACTTCATCTGCCCATGACATGGATGCTTGCGCATTCAAGGATTTTAGGACATGGTTCTCAATGTCCTTTGAAGTCTCTTCAGCTGTTTTCTCCATCTTAATGGGGACGAAGTCTTTAGATGATCGCTCCACCGCTTTCCTTATCTCAGCCAAGTTAATTTCATACTGTGGAGTGATTAAGAAGAGGGGTGGCAGCTTTTTCTCCTCTCCACTCGTAATCTGCGTTTTGCTCTTATCTTTTGATTTTTCCATACGCATCTTGACGATAATCGAGATAGCGATGGAGTTCACGCTCCTCATACCTTCAGTCCTCTCAGATGATACGAGGCGCTCAATTGCTTCACCCATCATTTTTGTCATGCTTGTTCCGGCCTTCACCATCTGTCTGATTGATCGATAGATGATTTCTGGGCTCTTTGCTTTGAAATTATATCTTTCATCCTCTCCATTCTTCTTGATGTTTACGCAGTCATCCCTTGCAACCGCAGCATTGATCTCACGTTCAAATTGCTGCGCCAACAAAGTCTCAAATGTTTCAACTACAGCATCATTATAGATTGGGTATGTGATCGTTTTCATTTCAAGAATGTTGTCCATTGTTGATGCAGTATTCCATTTCTTAGTAACCGGTACTCCAGCTACTAACGAGCAGTTCACTACATCTAGTCCCGTTCTAATTTGTACTCTCCCGTTCTGTGATATCAGATCAACCCCCAGATATCCCCATTCATTCAACTCACCAAAACATCTCGCCAATAGGGTGGTAATGGCGGTGACACAGATATGGTACGATTCACCAACCGGTATCATGATGGCACGTCTGTATCTGGATCTGACGTTGACATTGGCTACTGTAACTCCCAGCGCTGTCAGTTCTGTCGATTTTGAAACCATATCTACAATCATATTTACAACAGTAGCATGATCGGTAGATCGAATATTGCTCTCAGCGAGTCTGTTCTTACCATAGTGAGCTATGGCAACCGTAGCAACATACCTATATGCAGTGCTCATCAATCTGGCAGGATGTATGTTAACCTGCGATCTCCAATCAACATTCATGGATGAAGCAAGCGCCATTTTCAGGGTTGAACAAATGCCACACTTGCTCACTGGAGCTTTTGTGAACACCATCCTATGCGACTTGAAACATCCCTGATCACCTTTAGCGTAATAGACCGGGTCACTAGGAGACAGTGACCTTAGCATAACGTCACTATGTATCGGGCATGCTACTGTAACTCCCTGATCTGCCAAAGTTGTGATATCACGCAGAACAGAAGTCAAAGTTTTATTTCTCTTCCCATGCTCATTACTTGCAAAATTCTTTCCAAATTTTTCAAACATCCCGTCAATCCAAGTCCTTTCGTAGTACAAAGATGAATTTAATGTTTGAACCGGCATGCGTTCAAGCACTTCTGCGAAATATCCAGATACGTCAGGTAATGACGCCAGAAATCCGACACCTCCAGGTAGAAACATGGTGTTTGGATATATTACTGAATCAAGTTTTGTCTTAACCACGACTAATCCGGACAGTTCAGCAGAGTCACTGTTTGCCGGATCGATAATTCCAATGTTTGATAGTTTTTCGCGGACTGGAGCGGATAACTTCTTCAAATCATTCTCATCCAATTCAAATCTCATGTTGTCGACTTTTGCCGTCAATGCGTGGTCTTTGATGACGTCTGTAATGCATAAGTCAACAAGTCTGTTAGTCTCAGCGTCCGAAGAATTGAAGGTGACGATGTTCCAGCAGCCCTTCGAAAAATGCAACGTATGCGGTGCAGTAAATGGTCTAGACACTGGCCTGACGGCCTGTGGTCCAGGCGCTGAAACCCTGACGGGAGCCGACCCCGATGCAGAGCTTCCAGAAACGATCGAACTATACGGCCGGATGGTGCCAGATATACCAGCGACAGGAACATTCCTGTTTCCACCCTTCTTCAAGTTGTTAGGCGGTCCTGAAACCAAACTTGTCACAGTCTCCATTCCCTTGCTCATGATGTATCTTGTTTTTGAGAATGCACGGCCACATCCAAAGACAAAAATACC